GTTAAATTTAAGGAAGAAAATGGACAGGTCTATTTACTTTTTGCTTATGATGTGTTAGAATCACCAGTAAAGAAACCAGCCAAGCTGGAAAAAGATAATGACTTTAAAAACTACATTGGTGACTTATTGGTGGAAATAATGTCATCTAACATTGAACAGGAAGTGATTGATGAAACTGGAACAAACGATTCTAAAGAATTTAATTTACAATGAAGATTTCTTACGCAAGGTCCTACCGTTCATTAAATCGGAATACTTCACAGATAGGACCGATAGAGCAATCTTCAATGAGATTTCCAAGTTCACAGAGACTTACAATTCTCCACCAACGATTGAAGCGATTGAACTGGCCATCAAAGAAAGGCGAAATCTCACGGATGATGAAGTGGAGAAGTGTGAATCTTGTCTACAAGAGATTGTTAAAACTAAACAGGAAGAATCCAAAATTGAGTGGTTGGTTGACAAGACCGAAAAATTCTGTCAAGAGAAGGCCATATACAATGCAGTATTGGGCTCTATTTCAATTCTCGATGGCAATGACAAAACCCAAGATAAAGGGTCCATACCTAAATTGTTATCTGACGCACTTGCGGTAAGTTTTGACAGTTCTGTTGGTCATGATTATTTGGAAAACTCCGATGAACGTTATGAATTTTATCACAAACACGAAGAACGAATTCCTTTCGACTTGGACTTCTTCAACAAAATCACAAAAGGTGGGTTACCTAATAAAACACTTAACATTGCTCTTGCTGGCACTGGCGTTGGTAAATCTTTGTTTATGTGTCATGTCGCTGCTGGCGCTTTAGTTCAAGGTAAGAATGTTCTTTACATCACCATGGAAATGAGTGAAGAAAAGATTGCGGAACGTATTGATGCCAACTTATTGAATGTCACAGTTGATGACCTTGTAAGTTTGCCGAAAGATTTGTATGACAAGAAAATTAATAGACTACGTGAAAAGACTGTGGGTAAACTTATCATTAAAGAATATCCAACAGCATCTGCAAGTAGCATTCACTTTAGGACGTTACTTAATGAACTTAACCTTAAAAAGTCTTTTGTTCCTGATATTATTTTTATTGACTATCTTAATATTTGTTGTTCTGCGAGAATCAAAGCCGGAGCCAACGTCAACAGTTATACTTACGTCAAAGCTATTGCAGAAGAATTGCGAGGTCTTGCCGTTGAGTTCGGAGTTCCAATCATTAGTGCTACACAAACTACGAGAAGCGGATTCAGTTCATCTGATCCAGGGTTGGAAGACACAAGTGAATCTTTTGGTTTGCCAGCAACCGCAGACTTGATGTTTGCACTCATTTCATCCGAAGAACTAGAAGAAATGGGACAAATCATGGTGAAACAATTGAAGAATAGATATAATGATCCAACACTATACAAACGATTTACTGTTGGTATTGACAGAGCTAAAATGAGACTATATGATGTTGAACAATCTGGCCAAGATGGTATCACCGATTCTGGACATTCTGGTCCACCAGATAAACCTTTGAACACATTTGGTAATAGAGAAAAACCACAAAAGAAATTTGATGGATTTAAAGTATGAAATTAGAATTTAATGATGCGGTTCATTGTGCTAAAGTATTTGAAGATTACTTTGGTAACTTTGACCGTATCGATGAGTATATGCGTGACCAGAAATTAAACTCTCTGGCAGAACTACCATCGAATCCACTTTTTCCAATTGAAGATGAATTGTTCCAAGAATTCACAATGCACCCAAAAGATATGAATTTTGAGGTCGTTGAAATTGATAATGAAACTTGGACCAATCTACTAAACATCACATCTTCACATGTGAACATTCCACCTGTCGGTCGTAATGTCAAATTGGCTGTGCGGGAAACCAACACAGGAAAATACGTAGGATTCATCCGTCTTGGTTCACCTGTAATCAACTGCAAACCAAGAAATGAAATGCTTGGACAAGTGTTTACGCAACAACCGGAGTGGGGTAAACGATTCAATAACTCTGCGATGATGGGTTTTGTGATTGTTCCTGCACAACCGTTTGGTTATAATTACCTTGGTGGTAAACTTCTGGCTGCAATTTGCACCTCGCATGAAGTCCGTGAAATTGTTAATCAGAAATATGGAATGAATCTTTGTTTGTTTGAGACTACCAGTTTGTATGGTAGCTCTAAGACAGTATCACAATATGATGGTATGAAACCATATATTCGATACAAAGGATTGACAGATAGTGATTTCTTGCCTATGATGCACGGCAAACCATATTCTGATTTGCGTGATTTTGTGGAAGGTAAAGTTGGTAAACTTGTTGACGAAGAAACTTCCAGTAAGAAACTAAAAATCTCCATGAAGATTATTTCCCTCACCAAAGCAGCCTTAAAAGGAACACCTGAAGGGGATACATTCTTAGCAACGATTGAGAAGGCTAAGGGGTTGACAGAACAGAAACGGTATTATATCTCAGACTATGGTTTTAAGAACATGGTCGATTATGTAAACTGTAAGACGGACGTGCTTATTCCTGGTGAAAACTATGAAAAACACAAACTGGTAAACTTGATTGAATGGTGGAGAACCAAAGCGGTTAACCGTTATGCAACACTACACAACGAAGGTCGTTTGAGAACTGAACTAGAGGTTTGGACTTCTGGTAAGGAGATTCAAATTATAAGATAAATACTTTATTTGAGGGTATCATGGCCTACACGTTTTTTCCAAAGACAGCAACCGAAATAAAGCAAACACTAAAAGGTGACAAAGCAAAAATTGATGAGATTATCAATGTTTTTGCCTATCTTAAATCAAAATTCAAAGCCATCGATTCACCAATTAATATTGACCCTTCCTCAATCAGTAAGATTAATGTCACCAGAGACTTACAAACTGATATAGATTTGGCAAAAATAAAACGTGAAGCAAAAGTTACAAAGATAACTATGAAATTTGGTTCTGGTTCATCTGGTGGCCGAGGTGTTCAGAATAAAGGTAATGCTTATGAGGGACAACTTGCTGATGCTTTGAGAAAATGGTGGTCAGGTGAAAAACTTACCGATCCAAAATTAAGTCAAGCGGTTGAAGATATTGCTAAACTACATGATTTAAAGAAATGTAAAACTTTAGAGGTGAAAGAAGTCGGTGAATTAAATAATAAAAGACCTTTCATATTCACACCACAAGTTTTAATATCATCAAAGATTGCAGTAACGGATAACAATTTGGGGCCAGTTGTTACCGATATTACATTGATATGTGATGGTAAAAAAGAAATCTATTTGAGTTTGAAAACTGGTGGAACAGTTACATTCTTCAACTCTGGTGTTAGAACTGTTTTATCACCAGCTGAAATAAAATCTGGAAGAATAACAAACAAAGATGGTTTAAAAATTCTAGATATGTTTAACATCAACGATGCATTGTTCTGTGATATCTATAACGGCAACTTGAAACAGGGTTATGTTGAAGATGTTTGGAAAACAATGTCAGCAAAACAAAAAAGTCAATTAAAAAACTTTTTAGTTTCTGGTGTTGGCCACGGATACACGATTGTTCATAAACTTACGGGTAAAACTGAAGTGTATGAGATTGATAAAACATATATGACAGAAGCTGCTACACCAAAATCATGTAATGTATATTATGGTGGTAAATCAGGAACAGGTAAACGTATTGATATGGAAATTGAAACTGGACACTATATTCTAAAACTCAACATACGTGATACACAAGGTGGTGATGGTTATCCTACCCGTATGATGTGTGACTACTCTTACAAATAATTATGGCACTAACAGACTTTGATAAAATTTTAAAAGAATACCAAGACCACGATAATGATTTTGGTTTTTCTGCTGTATCAGAACAAGAATATAAAAATAAAATCAATGAGGCAGTAGTCAAAGCGGAAGACTATGCTTCAGAAATTACTGCTGAAGAATATAAAGCAAAGATGCTTCAGTTAGAAAAAATGATAGTTCCTTTCCTGAAGAAACTACATAGCACAGGTGATAAAGAATATATTTACTGGCCAAATAGAAAACCTGTAATAGAAAAACAAATTGAGGAAATTCTTAAAATAACTAGAGGATGATAAATTATGAAACCAATGGTGACTGTGATTACACCCACAACGGGTGCTTCATACTTGCGTCAAGCAATTGAATCTGTAAAAAATCAAACCTACGACAACATACAACACTTGGTAGTGGTAGATGGCCAACCAAAAGGTCGTGTGATTGCTCGTGAATATCCACATATCGATTTAATAGACCTCCCATACCCAACAGGACTCGACCGGTTCAACGGACACCGAATCTATGGTGCATCAGTCTATCTTGCAAAAGGTGACCTGGTTTGTTTCTTGGATGAAGATAATTATTTTGATCCAAACCACATCGAATCTCTGGTTAAAGTGATGGAAAAACCTAACGATTGGGCATTTTCATTGCGTAAGATTGTTGACAAGGACAATAACTACGTTTGTAATGATGACTGTGAATCATTAGGTAAATGGGAATCGTGCATCGGTGATTTCTTTGTTGATGTTGGTTGTTTCTTTTTACCAAAACTTACCGCAATACAACTGAGTCCAATTTGGTATCGTAAAGCTAGAGAACCTGGAGTGCCAGAGGTTGATAGAATGTTGACACACGTATTGAGAAACAACAATTTAAAATTTGACACA